TGCAATTCTAGTTCCAATTTATCCACTCTACTATTTGTCATGAATAACCAAACGGAAACTACTCCCAGTCCTCCGTAAGTCTTAAATATTTTAACCGCTTCCATCATCGCAACAAATCTAATAATTTATTTCAAAGTCAGTTAGCCTTTCTGTAACTTTTGTTACCAAAGTATCAATATTAAAAGGAAACTCAAACGGTATTTCATCCAAATTTACTACCATAGTTGCATTGTCAACAATTAACGCCACGTCAACGGAAAGTTTTAATCTTACCGAATTTATATTAATTGAAGTAGTATCTATTTCAATTGTCGGATTTTCTATTTCCGCATCAAATTGCTCAAACTTATATTTCATAATTTATATTTTTAAATTCCTAATTCTGCGTTTGTAAAGTTTCTGCAAGCTAACCAACCAGTCCCCGTAGTACTTGCTTTATCCACAGAGTTTATGTTTCCATTTACATTTGAAAGTCGATACGCTTGAGTAGTTATACTTTTTAAAGTTGTTCCGCTCCAAATTTGAGTAACCGCACTAATATTTAAAGGCGCATAGTTTAAAGGTATTGAAAGTTCTGTATTGCACAAATTATTTAACTCATTTCTATTTACTAGTCTCCAACCGCTAGTATAAACTGAAATACTCAAAGCATTACTTTCACTGATTGCAGTTGCCCAAGTTTTTGTTAAAACAGTTCCATTACCATTGATTAACCTATAATACCCAAGTACTGTTTGACCATCCCACGTTGACCAATCTAACACAATGTCGTTTAAGTATGTTTGCGTTCCGTTTAATGCAGTAAATCTGTTTGTATTGCCAAATGGATTGTTTTCTAATAATGTTGTAAAAATTCGTCCTCTTTGCATGTTGCCGTCATCGCCAGTTGCATAAGAAGTAGTTTGCCCCGTTGCCATTAATTTAGCAGTTGTTAAACTAAAATTCTTTGTCTCGTTAGATTTTGCAGTTCCAAAAGTTCTATTATTTATTTGAATTGTTGCATCTGGAGCAGTGATATTTTGTGCATCTGTCGCCTTTACATTTGTAGTGCTTATTGTAGTACTACTTGAATCTTTTAAAGTGATTACACTATCTGAAACTGTACTATTTGCAGTACCGTTTGACTTTACAGATTGTGTTTGTATTGTCGTTCCGTTTGATTTTTTAATTGTTACAACTCCGTCAGGCGCTGTAATATTTTGTGTATTTTGTGCTTTTATATTTGTTGTTGAAATAGTTGTTCCAGCAGAATCTTTTAAAACTGCAACTGAATCAGTAATAACAACATTGTTAGTTCCTGCAGGTGCAACATCTACATTTGCAATTACAGTAAAATCTGACTTCTTAACCGTTACTGTTCCATTTGGCGCGATAATTTGATTAGTAACTCCGCTTGGCACGCTTGTTGTCGAAATTAAATCTAAGTCCTGATTGACAAGGTTTATTTCAGTATCTGGGATAATTGGATTAAAATCAATATTACTAGGTAATGTTTGACCACTAATATTATTACCTATTGAATTAAAAAATTTCAACGTAATATCTTCGAGTGGTGTGTCACTTCCACTTGCCAAACTTTGCGTAAATGAATTATCGCTATTGTGAATAGTTGCATTCTCGCAAGGTGGTACAACAACTGTAATTTGTCGGTTAACATTGCTTGGAATATTTATGTTTGCAAGTTCTTGCTCGAATTGGTCGAATACTTGAATATTCACATCTTCTAAATACAAACTTGTTCCACTTGGAATATTCGCAGTAAACGTACCGTCTGAATTTTGTATAAAAGCATCTGCGCAATGTGGTGGAATAGCTGTTCCACAAATAGTCATTTCGTTTGGTATTTCGACATCAAATGTCATTGTCCAACCCGCTAATTTATTTTCAAATCTATCTGTGAAAGGTTCGCAGTTTGGATCTCCAATAATTTGTATTAACTCGCTAAATAATTGACCGTGTAACATTTGTTGATACACTTGATTCAATACTTGAAATTGAGTATTTAATACATCTTGTTCGTTATCATTACCTACAAAAATATTGGTTGTCGTTTCCTTGCTTTCATCTACAATATCCATCGCAATAATGGAAATATTGAAAGATACTGTATTTGACTTAGGTACTGCAGAATTGACAATAATATGCGAAAGTGGAAAGATAGTTTTCTTATTCAAATCAACGTCTTCAAGTCCACCCGTTGTAACTGTATTTACAAATGGTTGAGCAATTAAAGCCGTTTTTAAATCAGTAATTATATCGTAAAATTCAGTCATTTTTCTTTTGTTTACTCAAGTAAATAAGCAATTTTTTAACGTTATCCTCTTTAGGTTTGTACGTTTTTTGTTTTGGTTTTTTTACAGAATCCATCCTAAATAATTTGAGTTTGAATTTGGATAAACATCTCCGTTTGAATTAGTATTGTATTCAGGGAATAAACTAGCATTAAAATTCATGTGTGAAATGAATCTATCTGTATAGTGTTGCGCCATTGAAACCGCTTTACTTGCTAAATAATCAATTTCATTCTTTTCAGCGTTTTGAGCGTTCTCACTTGTATGTTTGTAAACCCCTTTGTTAGCTATGGTATAAGCCGAGAAAGGTAAATATTCAGCAAATGCCCAATGTATAAGCATCGGTTTAATATAGTCGCTAAGAAGTTCCAAATATGGAGTTGCCAAATCATCGTTTTCAATATCCGTTTGTATTCTTTGAAGCAACTTAGTTCCTAAATATGTTTCAATGTGTGTATCTTGAGCATACAAAGCATATTGAATAAATTTATCAGTATCGACGTTTCCATTCATCGCTGTGAACTTTACTATGTCGGTGTGTTCTATAAGTAATATCTTTGCCATTATTTAACGTCGCTAGGTAAATTTTTATTCTTTGGACTGAAACCTTTTAAAGGTAGATTATTAGGATAGATTGAAACCTCATAAGGATTGGTTACTTTGTACCCTTTAATCTCTGCGCTTCTTGTTCCTATGTCTTGATAGCCTTTTTCCATTTTCGTAAGGTCTAACATCATTGTTACTCTTTGCCATTTGTGGTGGCATCTTGCACCGCCTTTAAACCTAAAAATATCGTAAGTATTCGCACCGTTTTCGCCAAAACCAGCGTTAACAACTTTTGAACTCATTAAATCAATATCTTCTTTTCTGAATAGTCTAGTGCTTGCGCTCATCATCGCTTTACAAAAATCTCTGTCAGGTGTAGGATTTCCCGTATATCTGTATCGAACTTTGAAATATTTTAAATCCCCTACTTTTTTGTCTTGTGTGCTTTTCAAATTTGGTTTAGGACTTCCACTACTCACAAGGTTAATTAACTTGCTTAGAAAGGTGTTTTTCTCACTTAGTTTCAATTCAGCGTTTACAAGTTGTAAGTTCAACTCATCTTCTAAATCTACTTCAACATCTCTTTCATCAACTATTTTCCATCCCTCTTGTAATTCTTCTGCTTGGTTAATAATTTCTTCAAGTTCTGTATTTACTTTGCTTAATTCCGTTCCAGTTTCTTCTGCTACTTGTTCTTCGCTTTGTGCGTTTTCCAAATCCGTAAATTCCAAAGGTTGCAAAGTTCTAAAGTAAAGTTTCAAAGAAATACCGTTAACCGCTAAAATCTGATCAAATGCTTCTGTCAATAAATCTTGAATTGGTCGAATTACCATATTGTCAAAAAGCACAACACTGTTTTTTAACTCGTCTGCATTGCTTGAAAATCCATTGCTTGATGTAATACCAAAAATCAAAGGACTTGTTACGTTGTGACCAACCATTATTTTGTTTCTGCACTCATCAGATAAGTATTGGTAATGTTGTGGTGCATCGTTTAACGGTACATCGTCAATTGTAGTTTTTTGTTCTTGGTTACGAACAAATGAAACGATAACTTTTTTACCTTTTGCGCCCGTAACTTTATTTAATATCTGTCTGCTAACATCGTCTTGTTGTTCTTCCGTATAACTTCCCGTATTGATATTAATTACTTTCGTGCCTGAAAACCCGTTTTGAACTTCATTAATCAAATAGTCGCTAATTTCTTCCTCTAATTTTGCGTAAGGAATACAACCTTGATAATCACAATAACTAAAATACTTCATACCTACTGAATAAGGTTTTATATAAAGTATCTCAATATCTTCTTTTGAAGTTCCAAACGATGGAATAGCTTTAGGTGGGAAATTTTTAATATCTTCCCAATTATCAGAATAGTAATAAGCGTTAATTTTCCCGTCTTTATCGCATTTCTGCGGTGCTAATAATTGCACGGGCATATGAAACGCTTTTAAAACTTTCCCTTTTCTTTTAGAAACCTGAATAGCACATTGTCCGAAAATCTTTAAATCTGTTACGATTTTTTTTATTTCACTAGGATTAAATACACTCATCATTTGAGCATATTCATTTGGCTTTCTTGAAGCATCTAACGCACTCAAGCCACGCCCGTAAATAAGACGTGTAATATTATTTATTACTGCGTTATTCGTTGTGCTATTCTTGTATCTATCAATTAGAAATTGAAAGTAACTATTGTTATCGCCAAACGTTACCCAATCGTCTTTTTTTGATTCTGTAATTTGTGGTGCTTCGTAACTTGCTAATTCAATTACTCTAATATTTGAATTTAATTCACTCATATAACTATGAAATTATTTGCTGATTCTCTTTGTATGTACTCGTTATTATTTACGCTGAAATCTTCAATATTTTGATTAGTACAAAACATCTTATCGTAAAACACTACTTCGCCCTCATTGAGCAATTTGATAGTATAAGTAAAATTTTCCCGTAGATCAAAAACTGCTGAAACATTGTAATAATATCCAGCACCCACCGCAGTAAAATCCGTAATATCTACGTTAGTATTTTCAGCTTCACTAAATACTCGAATAGTATCAAATACATTCGTGCGTGGTGTGCAAGCGAAAGTTTGTAAAATATCTGTTTCTTGTAAAACTATCATATTTAATAGACTTTGAAAAGCTAATTTTGTTTCAAAAAAAAAGCGTACCTATTAAGATACGCCCTTATTCATCAGTAGTTGAAAGTATTAATCTGTTACAATTGTAGCTTCATCAAATAAGAAAGCCAATGCTTGCTCATCTGCACAATCAATAAAGTTTGCAAGGATTTTTTCAGTTCCTACAAAAGTCAAAGTATAACCTTGAGCATCTGCCATCGCTGTACCACTTGCCACGTTTGCAGTTGTTAATTCCATTCCGTACTCCATACCCGCCAAAAAGAATTTGTTTGTACGAGTTTTAACCACGATTTGTGGTCTACCGTAAGATAACATCTTAACTGCTTTGTGTGTAGTCGAATCTTGGTTTTTAAGCATAACTGACAAAGTCTGCTCTACAAATGTAGTACCAGCATCACGATTTGAATTAATTACTTGGTCAAACGAGTTTGTACCTTTCAATTCATACTTGTATAGATTTGTTACGCCAACAACTGCCGTAATCATATCCGAAGCATCAATTGTAATGTTATTCATCGGTGCTTGTCCGAAGTTGATAAAATAGATAGCATCTAAACCGCCTACATTGTCTTTGCATGGTTCTAATCTACCCGTTGCTAAATCACATGACATAATTTTAAATTTTAAAAGTTATTTTAAACAAAAAAGGGAAGGCACTTTACCTCCCCTTTATTCTAGTTAATTAATTCTAGTTAGCTGAATTTGTAATACCGTAAGTAACGATTTCTTCTGCGTAACCATAGTTAGCACATCCAGTCATTCTCATAACGATTCTTACATTTTCATCTCCTAAAGTTTCAGAAGTATCAATCAATTTTACAGTATTCATATCTGAAACCAATCCCGTACCAAAATACAAGTTAGATTTTTGTGCTGCGATTGCTACGTTAGAAGCCAATCCCTCTGCCAATACGATTTTAACACCGTCAATAGATAACGCTTGGTTTGAATACCACATTGTACCGTTAGCACCTACACCGTTAGAACCTAATCCACTTGCACCAAATCCACCCAATGCTTGGATATATGCGTAGTACATGTTAACTGGCAAATAGATAAAAGTATCTTCTTTTGCGATAATAGTTGCAGGAATAGCAGCAACAATTTTACGAAGTTCTACAAGTACGTTTGAAGCCGTTACAGTTGTACCCGCAACTTCTTGTCCACTTGGTAAAGCAGCATCAGTAGCAATCAAAGTACAAATACCATCGTATTGTCCTGAAGTTCCCGTTGCACCTCTCCAAAAAGAAATCTCATTTTCTTGAGCAACTTGCGCAGCGTAACGAGCAAGGATAAAATCAGCGAAAGATGGTGCTAATGTATCGTAAGCAGAAATTCCCATTTCTTCGCTCATCCAATCTGAATGAAAATCTTTCTTGCACAATTGTTGATTTACTTGAAGTTCTTTCGGAGCAAGTACTCTCTCTGTCAACGTGATAGAACCAGTAGCAGTAAAATCACAAGACGCATCTTTCAATAGACCACCCGTAGCGATTTTCTTAATAACTTCTTTGTACTTAATATTTGGTTTGATAGTAACCAATTGTTTGTCCAAAGTTGGTGCAGACAATAACGCAGTAGCGATGTATTGTTGCAAAAATTTACCAGCATAACTTGTGGTAATTGATGTTGTTGTTGCCATTTCTTAAATTTTAAAAATGTTAGTTAAATAATTTTCTTCTAATTCTATCTTCAATCGTTTCCATTTTGTTAGACCCATATTGGAAATTCGATTTTTCTTGTTTGTTTTCAGGATTGAACTCGATTTTTTTCGGTTCGATTTCCTCTGTTGAAAGTTCAACTTCTTTTACTTCTTTCAAAGAATCTAGTTCCGTTTTCAAAGCTTCGATTTCAGCTTTCAATTCATCAACTACCTCACTAGAAAAGTGTGTTTCTTTCGTTGTTGTTTCAACTGTTTTCTTTGGTGCTGACTTCGGTGCTTCTGCGCTTGCTTCCGTTGGCACTTCTGTTGCGGGTGCTTCGGGCATTTCAGTTTCTTCTGCAACATCTTTGATTTCAGCGATAATACCCTCTTGTGTTACTGATAATATTTGACCCGTTTCAAGTTCGTAGTCGCCAACTGGCAAAGGTATCATTTGATCGTCAACTGTTTTGATGAAAACCTCTTGACCCGCTTCAAACATATTTGCTTCAAGGACTGTTTGACCATCTGCCAACATCATTGATTCTAATTTTACTTCCATTTGTAAAATAGTTTTAAATTTATTTATGATTTCTTTTGCATTCATAACTAATAGACTTTAGTATTTATTAACTGTTACCTTTTTAATGCGTGTGAACCGTTGTTGTAGGTTCTGTTGTATTAATTACGGTGCTTTCAGATTGGTTTACGGTACTACCTATTCCTTGACTCTGTAAATCTCCGTTGCAACATTCTGAATTATAAGTTCCATCATCGCAAAGGCATCCACGCTTACCGCCTTTAGGACTTGTTTTGCTTTTTGTTTTTGTCATAAAACTGCGTTTTTAAATGCGTTTGAGAATTTATCAATTTTTTTAATTCTTTCTTTTTCTCCTAATAGCATTTTCTTTGCGTTTTCAGAGGTTTGATTCTTTCCTGGCAAACCTAATTCTTTATATTGAGCATCAAGTTGTGCAACAAGTTTTTCGGTTCTGTCAATTTTTCTAAAAAAAGCATCTCTAGATGCTGACAAAAGACTTGCTAATTCAGAACGTTTTTTCATTATTTGTTCATATTCTGGCATTCCCTCTTTATCAGCAATAGAACTTTCAATATCCTGAACTAAACCTAATTCTACTTTGTGCGTTCCTAGTTCAATTTTTTTCGCATCGTAAACTTTCTTAATGATTCTTTCTTCTTGTGTCATTTTATATTGATTTTAAAATTTCTATTATTTCTTTCAACTGTTTTTCTTCATCACTTTCAACTAAACTTAAATCTAGTTTGTCAATGAAATATCCCTCAATTGAAAATCCTTTTACTTTCCCTAATTTGACGTCTTGCCAAATTTCATCGTTATTAACTTTCATTGAGATACACCACGTACCTTTTGGAAAACTAAATCCGTATTCTTTTGACTTATCCATTTCGGGATTGTCAACTATCCAACTTTCAACAACTGTCATTCCATCAATTTTTTGATCGTGGTTTAACGTTGCGTTGTTTTGGTTTGAGTTCATAAAAAATAATTCACTTGCTTTGCGTACCGTTTCCTCTGAAAAGTAAATATAAAACTCGTTTCCTTGTTCGTCTTTACGGTAAATCTCTTTATTTGGAATAAGTGATGCACCCATTAACAAACGCTTTTCTGCGTCTACTTCTTTTAGTTCAACTTCATGCTTTGCAAGTGCAATAAAGTTTTCCTCAATCGCTGGATTTAAAACGACTGAAACAGCGTTAATACCGTTCTTTTCTGAATTTTCATCGATTACTAACTCGATAATTTTTTTCTTATTCATACCTATTGACTTTTAATTTATCCGAATGTTGCGTTTTTGATGTGATTTCTGTCTAATTGTTGACCCGTTGTAACTTCGCT